GCGCCATCAAGCTCTTCAAGGGGGAGCTGTTCTACAACACCGCCTCGGGCGTTCCGTACTGGGAAGAATTCCTGGGCCATCAGCCGCCGCTGGCGCTGGTGCGGGAACACGTCCGGCGAGCCGCGCTGACGGTCCCGGACGTGGCCGACGCGGGCTGCACGCTGACCTCCTATACCGACCGTGCCCTGGCGGGCTATGTCGCAATCACCCTGCAAGACGGAACGACGCAAACCGTCAGCTTCTGAGGAAACCATGCCGAACATCTCGAAAGTGCCGCGCGTGCAGTTCACGCCGGAAGGGCTGGTGCTGCCCAGCGAATCCGCCATCCTTGCCGGCGTCCTGTCCGACATGGACGCGGCCTTCGGTGGCGGGCTGAATCCCGCGCTGGAAACTCCCCAGGGCCAGCTGGCCTCCAGCACCACCGCCATCATCGGCGACAAGAACAACGAGTTCGCGGCCTACGTGAACCAGGTCGACCCGGCTTATGCGCAAGGGCGGATGCAGGACGCCATCGGGCGGATCTACTTCCTGGACCGCAAGCCCGGTACGCCCACCGCCGTCATCGCCACCTGCACGGGCCTGGCGGGCGTGACGATACCGGTGGGCGCGCGCGCGCAGGCGGTGGATGGCAATCTGTACCTGTGCACGCAGGCGGGAACGATACCGGCCAGCGGACGCGTCGACCTGCCATTCGCCTGCTCGGTCGACGGGCCGGTGGATTGCGCGCCTGGCGCACTGAACCAGATCTATCAGGCCATTCCCGGTTGGGACTCGGTGTCGAACGCGGATGCCGGGACGGTGGGCAGCCATGTGGAAAGCCGGGCCGAGTTCGAGGAGCGCCGGCGGCAGTCGGTGGCGCTGAACGCCCGCGGCTCGATCCCCGCAATCTACGCCAACGTGGCGAACGTGGAGGGCGTCATCGACGCCTACGTGACGGAGAACGATCTCTCCGTGCCGAAGACGGTAGGCGGCGTCGTCCTGCGTCCACACTCCATCTGGGTCGCGGTGACGGGCGGCGAGGCGGCGGACATCGCGGACGCCATCTGGCGCAAGAAGAGCAATGGCTCCGACTACAACGGCAACACCTCGTACACCGTGGAGGACAAGGAGGGATATGCCTATCCCTACCCGTCGTATGTCGTGACATGGGAAACCCCTGCTGCGTTGCCCGTGCGTTTCGCGGTGCAGCTGGCGGACAACCCAGCCCTGCCGTCGGACATTGTGGCCTTGACCAAGCAGGCGATCATGGACGCCTTCAACGGCGGAGATGGCGGGCAGCGCGCACGCATCGGATCGACCATTTATGCCAGCCGGTTCTACGCGCCCATTTCGGTGCTCAGCCCCGTGGTCTCCATCCTGTCCTTGCTGCTGGGCTCCGACACGCCATCGGCCGCCAGCCTGGCCGTTCCGATCAACCGCCGGCCCACGATCACGGCCAACGATATTGCGGTGACATTGATATGAGCGTCGTGCCTAAGCCGGGGCTGGCGGCCCGGACCCTTATCAGTCAATACGCCAACAGCCCCACGCTCGTCCAGTTGATCAACAACATGGACGACTACATCAATCCCGACGCCGATTTCGACGCGTTCCATGACTTCGTCTGGAACGTCGAGACCGCGCAGGGCTTCGGGCTGGACATCTGGGGCAGGATCGTGGACGTCGGCCGGATGTTGACGATACCGGGAGACGTCACATATCTGGGGTTTGACGAGGCGCTGAATTGGCAGCCCTTCAATCAGGCGCCGTTCTACACAGGCGAGCAGGCCACGCAGACATATCGGCTTGCCGATGACGCGTATCGCACGCTGATCCTGGTCAAGGCGCTGGCCAATATCTCGGATTGCACGTCGCCCAGTTTGAACCGGCTGCTGTCCAATCTCTTTGCGGGTCGTGGCCGCTGTTATGTCTCTGATACGGGATACATGGAATTTCGGTATGTGTTCGAGTTTGCGCTAGAGCCGTACGAGATCGCCATCTTGACTCAGTCCGGCGCTATTCCCAAGCCTGCGGCGGTCTTGGCCAACCTGTTGCAGGTCGACATATCCACAACTTTCGGATTCAACGAAGGGCTGATGCAGCCCTTTGGATCCGGTGTCTTTTTCACTTCTTCGGGGCTTATCCATGCAGGCTAGCAACGTACCAATCAAATCCGCCGTGCCGTTCGCACAAGGCGGAACCAAGAGCACAATCCCGGTGGCCTCACAGATCGGTGTCACCCCAGGCGCGGCGTCGTTCACTGATGGTTTCCCGCCATTGACGATGACACCATTGGCTGCCGGTGGCGTACCCCCCTCTGGTGCCGACTTCAATGGAATCCTCAATTTCTTGAGCGCGGCTGTACGGTGGGGACAGGCGGGCGGCCGATATCCGTTTGATGCTGCATTCTCGACGGCCGTGGGGGGCTATCCTAAAGGCGCGGTTCTGGCCGAGGCGAGCGGGAATGGCAGCTGGTTGAATCTCGTCGACAACAACACGACGAATCCAGATGCTGATGGTGCTAACTGGGTGGCATTGGGCGCGGGCATTGCAAGCACTTTGCAGGCTCAGGCGATGACCGACGATACCGTGTTGACGACGCCGAAGAAGTTGGCGGATGCATTCAAGGGGGGGAACTACATTGAGGCCCAATTTTCTAGGTTGCCCAGTGGGTTGATCATCCAGCAGAGCACGGTCTTGAGCAACGCGGCAGGGTTTGCTCCTTGGACGTTCCCCCTAGCGTTTCCTACCTCCTGCGACTTGGTGATATCAACTGCTGGCCAGGAAGCCGGCTCTCTCAACATGATGGTTAGCCTGATCGGCACACCGACACAAGTGGCGACGAATTCCGCGGTCTTCGTAAATGGGGTTCAGTCCTCGATTGCCGGTCAAGTTAGTGTCCGGTACCTTGCTTTGGGGCGTTAGAAACTATGTACTACTCACCTTCGACGGGCGGCTTTTATTCTGTGGAAGTTCATAGCGACGCAATCCCCAATGACGCCATGGAAATTTCTGACATGGCGTATCAGGAGCTTATGAACGGCCAATGTCTTGGTCAGATGATCGTTGCCGGACCCAACGGTCGACCGTCGCTGCAAGAACTCGTCCTTTCTGCGGACCAAGTTCGAGCTGCGAATCGGAGGCGTCAAAGCGCGCTATTGGCTCAGGCGACATCCGCTATTTCTCCGCTGCAAGACGCGATTGATATTGGGGTGGCGACGGAGGCAGAGCATGCCATGCTGCTTGCGTGGAAGCGCTATCGAGTCGCAATCAATCGCATCGATCAACAACCGGGATATCCGAGCAATGTCGTCTGGCCCGAGCGACCGGACCAGGCCGCTTAACCCACCCGCTTCTGCGGGCCCTTTTACGTCTATAGGGGATGCGATTGAGTATCCAAGACTTCGATGCCTTCGCGGCGAAATTCGCCGGTGTGCTTGGCGCGGCGGTGTCCATGCGATACATGCAAGGGTCATGGCTGGCGCGTCTCAGTATGGCGATCAGCGGATCGCTGGTGGCCTACTACACGTCGTCGTACTTGGCGCTGGTCTTGGGAATCCCGGAGGGACTGGCCGGATTCCTGACCGGAATGTTCGGGATGGCCATCATGTCTCGCGCTTGGGAGATCGTTCAGGCGGCGCCTGTTAGCGCTCTGTGGAAGGCTGTGATCGACCGCGTGCGGGGTACAGGGGCGTGACATGGGCAAGCATTATCTCCCTCAACTTTGTGGCGGCCTGGCGCTTTTCCGTTGGTTGGCGGTGGCTGGGGGACGCGGCGCTAAAGGGCATCTATCTGACGGCGAGTGGCGGCGTGCAGCGCCGTAGCGGTTCATACATGTAGGGAGCCTGAAGCAATGAGCAGTTTCCAACTGTCGCAGCGGAGCCTGAAGCGCCTGGTTGGGGTGCATCCTGATCTGGTAGCCGTGGTTAAACTAGCCAACGAGCGCACGCTCGTGGACTTTACTGTGATTGAAGGTGCGCGCACGCTGGCTCAGCAGCGAGAGAATGTGGCCAAGGGTGTAAGCCAGACCATGGCCAGCTACCACCTGCCGCAGGTCGATGGTCTCGCCCATGCGGTAGATTTGGCACCACTCGTGAACAAGGCAATTCCCTGGAACGACTGGCAGGCCTTCGCTGACCTGGCTGGCGTGGTCAAGGCCTGCGCGGCCGAACTCGGCGTTCCGGTGGAGTGGGGCGGCGACTGGAAGACGCTCAAAGACGGTCCGCACTTCCAGATTCCACGCAACTGGAAGGGTCGCGCATGAACGCATCGCTGCGCGCGCTGGTGCCGTATCTGATCGGCGCCGTCCTGGTGGCCGCCGTCTTCCTGTGTGTGCGCTGGTATGGCGCCGTTCAGTACCGCGCCGGAGTCGATCGGGCAAACGCCGACTATACGCTGGCCGAGCTCACCGAGTTCCAGCGCCAGACCGCGCGCCTGGGCGGAATCTCCGAATCCCTGGAAGTCGCGCTTGCCGCATTGCGCGACGCCAGCCCCAAGATCATCGAAAGGTACACCCGTGTCGAAGTCCAGAGTCCCTTACCTGCTGGCTGCCACATTGACGCTGAGCGGCTGCGCCACATCAACGAGGCCGGCCGCCTGGCCAATTCTGCCGGCCAACCTGGCGCAGCCGTGCCCGCCAGTGCCCGAGGTGACGAGCGATAGCTGGGACGATCTGGCGCGCAGCTATATCGCGCTGGTTGCGTTGTACGGAGAGTGTGCGGCACGGCAACGTGCGGCGGTGCAGAGCTGGGAGAAATCCCGGTTCGGCCCGTCGTGAGGCTGCGATCCGCTAGGTCATGCTGCAACAGATAGCCCGCACTCCGCGGGCTTTTTTTCGTCCATCCAGGAGAAAGCCATGTAGACCGGATCGCGAACAGAGAATGCCCCCTAGCCCAGCAGCGGCAAATTTCCCGGAGATATCACATGACGATCAGAACTCTTTCCCCACAGCAACTGACGCGCTCGGCCGAGAATTCGGCAGCAATG